CAAGTCAAAAGCGCTGAAATGTGCAAAGAAAAAAGAATTCCACTTAATGTGGTAGATTCCAACGGAAATTCAGTTCCTAAAAAAGAAAAGGAGAGCTTTTTACAAAAATTGCTTTCTAAAATACAAATATAATATGAACACCTTTCCATTATTCGAAGAGTTTGTAAGCAAAGACAAAGACGATAAAATCGTTCTTAAAGTAACAATTTCAAACATTGATCAAGAGACAGCTGATGACTTCTTGAAAATGTTTGCTTTCATGGAATACTGTGGAAACGTCGGGACTGCTCGCACAATGAGAGCATTCTTTGATGGCGACGGACATTTCCGTCCTAGCATTAAAATTGAAGGAGTTGATCTTAAAAAAATAGACATGGGTTTAGAAGACAAAGACAAAAAAATTGATCTAGACCTGGGTTTTGGAGCATAATATGAAATTCATAAAAACATTTGAAGAATACACAGTTTCCGAAGGATTCCGTTACCATGTAGAAAATGGATTAGGAATCAGTGACTCTGTGTTTCGCATTGGAAGCGAAGCATACAAAAGCTTGTTCGAAGAGACCAAGAAGTATTGGGACGAAGGAAACGTCATTCTTAACGGCAAAGAAGGCTGGATGGCAAAAAACCTAGAAGTAGGTAAGAAAGCCATTTACGATGGAAAGGAAGTAGAACTCGACACACCGAAGCGTGGCGGGGACAAGAAATTCATCGTCTATCACAACAGTGGAAGAAAGGACAAAGAAGGAAACATAGTAGCACAAAAGATCGAGTGGGGTGATACATCGGGTTTAAGCATCAAGAACGATGATCCCGAAGCTTCTGCGAGCTTTTGGGCAAGACAGCAATGCGATACCAAAGCAAGAATGGACCCAAGCAAGCCTGGGTTCTGGGCTTGTTACGCTCCTTCGATATTTTCAAAGCAAATTGGTTTAAGCTCTGACAATCCTTGGTAAAATAACAATCTTTTTTATGGGACGTGCAAAGAAACCTAGAAAGCCCAGAGGCAATCGCGGGAACATCATAAAGAACCTCAAGGTCATCCAAAAGAACCTTGAAATAATAAACACAATCAAGAATGAAATACGTACAAACATTTGAAAACTTTCTGCATGAAAGGACTTTTACATCAGCTGAAAGAGCTGACATGACAGAGAAAGGATATGCATTGCCAGATGGAAGTTTTCCAATTGAAAATGTAGAAGATTTAAAGGCAGCAATTCATGCGTTTGGAAGATCAAAGGATCAATCTTTGGTCGCTAAGCACATCGCAAAAAGAGCAAAGGATTTAGGAAAAGAAGACCTAATACCTCAAACCGATATATTCCAAAAAGCTTTAAAGTAAGATGAAACCCTTCATAGAGGAGAAGCTTAGTGATAAAGAATTGATACGCAAGTTCTCTTCGGATGTCGATGAAATGGAATTGAAGTGGCACTGGGACAGAGAAGATCGTACGATCATACCTATGTGTGACAACGATTGGATGTTCCAATTCGACAACAATCTTCCGGTGCCTATCAACAGAAAGATAGATATACCAGCGGGGACAATCCATCGTGCAATCAAAGGTTCAACTGATCTTATCGTAAAAATAATTTTGGGAGATAAGAAAAATTGATTATATTTGTATAAACAAAAGGAACATGGCAAAAGTAAGAACATACGAACAATTCATCTTCGAAGAAGAAAAAGCAGGCGGATGGGCGGCTATCATGAAAGGAGTTAAATCCGGTGGTGGATCTAGTCCATGGTGCTTAGTTGCCATTCAAGAATGGGTATAAGGAAAAAGAGCTGCCGTAGTTGGCCAAGAACTTGTAAACACAAAAGAAGCAATTCCAGCTGCTTACGAAGTATTCAAAAAACAATATCCAAAAGCTCACATACACATCGAAAATTCAGGAGGACAAACTGTTTGGTCAGAGAAAAAATAATTTATAACTATGAAATATGTAAAGCTGTTTGAAGAATTCATCAATGAAAGCGGAAATTCTATTGAAGATGCGCAACCTATCAGCCAAGCTGAGGTGATGCCTACTGCTCAATGGGTCGAGAAAAATGTTCTACAAAAAATCGGTCTTGTTGGATTGGATGACGATTCAGCAGTGATCGGTAGTGCAGGCAAAAAACTTCCTGATCAGACCAGCGGAGACATCGACATCGCCGTGTCTGTCGATAAGATTGCTGCTGAACTTGGCGTTTCGATTCAAACAGCTTTATTCGCTCTCAATGATAAATTGAAATCTATGGGCCTTTCTACAAAAATGGCTCCAGGATTCAACCAAGTCAGCATCGGCGCTCCGATTGGAGGAGACCCGAAAAAAGGAACAGTGCAAGTCGATTTGATGCTATCAACCGATTTGGATTGGAGTCGATTCATTTACCACGCTCCTGATTTCCGCATTGCTGAATCTCGTTACAAAGGTGCGCATCGCAACCTCTTATTGATGGCTGCAATAGGTCAATCATTTAAGAAAATTGTGTCACAGACAGATGCAGGAGAGACCAAAGAATTTGAAGCGTATGTTGTCAGACTGAATCAAGGAATTGTCCAGGTTAGAAAATCTTTCGAAGGCAAAAAAGGTCTTCTTAAGAACGCAGCGCTATTGAAAGATTACGATAAGTTCGTCACCAACACGCCTCAACAAGTCGTTGAACTCCTCTTTAACGGCAACCACACTCCACGAGATCTTGACACTTACGAAAAAACTAAAGATCTTATCGAATCATCGGACTTCAAATTTCCCGAAATGAGAAAAGCAATCTACCAAGATTTTGAACAAAAGGTGATCGACTCAAAATTGCCGGTTCCTGATGATTTGCCTCTATAAAAATATATAATTGTCAACTTCCTGCTTTTCTGACCTGGATAAATATACTTTAATAACCAGGAAAAGAAAACCTAAAAGCCCAAAAACAAATGGCAGGAATTAAGCACATATCAGAAATCTACAAAAAGCAAGGCGAATCACGCTTGCGTGAGCTTTTAGCTCAAGAAGTTCGCATCAACGAAAAGTTCGATGCGTACCGTTTCTCATTCGAGAAAAACCACCAAAACTACAAACTTACCTTTTACGGAAAGAACGGCAAGACCGCTCTGAACAAGGTCGATCGTACGATTAGCAACTTATACGAAAGTGCTATCGAATACATCGAGTCACTGCCGTATGAAATTAAGCGTGACATTCCGGCTCGACACCGCTTTGGTTTTTCTTGGTTCCCGACCAAAAATCCGCTAGGGACTGAATATGAAAGACGTCCCAAAAATGGCTTAGTGCTCACAGACATCACAATTCGTGACAAGAACAAAGATGTAGCACGTGAAGTCAAGGAATCGGAAGTTTTTCAACGATGGTCAAACATTTTCAATGTTGAAAATTCAGCGCCTATTTATCAAGGCAAGCTCGATGAGTCTGTCGTCGAATCAATCATTTCGATTGCGAAAAACGAAGCGCAGCCTTCACTTCTTACCGAGAGCTTTGACACCAAAGGCCTCCTCAACACACTGCATCCAAACATCGAAGCACTTGTCTTTGAAAGCGAAGATCAACTATTCAAAGTCACACACAAAGAAGAAGTAATTGTCACAGAAAAGCGTAGCCAAATGTTCGATGTGTTGCTTCTTGACATATTGGAACATGTCGAAAAATACAACATTCTTGGTATCAAATGCGCTGCTCACAACATCGATGAAGCGTACATCGAGGCTGTTTCCGAACTTTTTAATAACTATGTAGACGTTCGCGGAAAAGACTACTTACAATACGAAATCCAAAAACCTAAATTCCTCGAAAAATCTGGAAGCTTTAACCGCAAGTGGGTAAAGAATCCAAAGACTCGAGTGCTACTCGAAAAAGATTCTCGATACGAATACCTATTCACAGTCTTCCTCGCCAACTTTAGAAAGACGAAATATGCTGGCGGACTGCTCAACGAAACGATGGCCAACAGGTTCAATGCAAAAATCGAAGAACTTGACAAAGCAATCGGTGATGATTATTCATTCTTGGAATTCTCGACGATTCTTAAAGAGGATCGCGAAGAAATGAACGAAGCAATCAAACTCGAGACTCGAGAGAACACAATTCAGCCACAACCCGTGGTCGAAGAGGCTCCCGAAAATCCGGTAGATTATGAAAAGGCCGTACAATTGCTTACTCGTTTTTTTGATCCCGAAAGAACAAGCGCTTCAGGAGAAATTCCTGCAAACATCATCATAGTCAACGGCTCATTATTGACAAACAGAGTCATTGAGACGGCTAAAGACTTGATGAATCGCAACCAAAACAAGTGTTTCTTGGTCCATAACTCCAATACCGACAGCTATGGAGTATCAAATGACAACATTGAAAAAGTGTTGGCAAAAGTTTCGGTTGATCGTGGGGATTTGTTCCACGGGTACCATATCATGAAGAATCCTACATTGTCAGACATTTTCAAGACTCTTAGACCATCGTATGAACCAGTCGCTGTTTCAACACCAAACGATCCAGCGCATTCGATCAAAGAACTCGAAGGATTGCACGCGATATATGCTGATCCAAAACTCAAAAAATTAAAGATTCTACAGTACACAGACTCGAAAAAAGACGCCTTGGACAAATCTGTCAATGATGGATCTTACAAAGATTTTTGTGACATGATGCCTGAACAGACATGGCCGTATTGGAACGAGATCAAAAGTTCCTATGAGATGCGCACATACAAGTAATATATAGTATAAATAAAACCCGATTAATATTATGAATGGATATATTCAAAGCTTTGATGAATTCTTAAATGAAGGCAAGGTGACATTCAAAAGAAAATACACCGAAGCCTATCCCGCAAAGCATGTATTTACGAACGCACCAGTGCGTGAAAAGATTCTTTCATTTGTCAAGGAAAAGGGTGAAGTCACTCATGATGAGATGATGGAATTTGTGAGAAGTGTCAATGAAGAAACCGGCGGAAACACTTCTCGCAAATGGTTGACCAAGAACACTCGTTACTTTAACATCAAGGAAAAGAACGGAACCAAGACTTATCGCCTTTCTTCTTTAGGAGAAAAGGTACATACATCTATCAATAAACTAAACGAACTCTAAATGCCAAGCAGATCAACAGCACAACAAAAACTAATGGGTATGGCTTACGCGCTAAAGAAGGGCGACATGGATCCTTCAGACGCAAGCGATGAAGTCAAAGACCTAGCAAATAGCATGACATTGCAACAGCTCAAAGATTTTGCAAGTACAAAACACGAAGGTCTTCCTGACCATGTCAAAGAAGACACCGTCAATGAATGGCTTCCTGGAGTATCAGCAGGACAAAAATGGTACACACAACCCGCACAAAGCGCTGGAGAATACGGCGAATACGTAAAAGATCACACCGATAAGTTGATCAAATCTTTCGTCGAATTCATAGAGACCGGCAAAAAACCAAAGACAAAAAGTACAGAAGATCAAGGAGAAGCTGACGCAAGTCCGCTGGCTTCGATCAAAGAAGATGCAGCAGCACCTGATTCTTTTTCAGCTCCGCAAGCATCGGTAGACAACACTCCTGGAATGGGTAATGTCGCACCTGGACAGATTGGCGGAAAAGGATCTGGAGATACGTTTGGTGGAAGCGACGATGATGAAGACGAGGAAGAAGAAAAGAAGAAAGTAGGAATTATGAGCTACGAAAAATACAAAAAATGGCTTAAAAAATGGCAGATGCAAAACAAAGACAAGTAAGTTCAGGCGGATCTTTTAGAGTGAAAGCAAAAAAGAGAGGCAAAGCAAAAAAGAATTTTGGTCCAAAAGAGAGTAGACCAAAGGCATACAGAGGCCAAGGAAGAAAACCATGAATAAATACATACTAACATACGAAAGCTGGTCATACGAAAACACTTTGTTGGAAGCTGATGACGACGACAAGCAATCAACCGATCGTAGTCCAATAGACAATCCAGCAATAGAAAAAGGGTTGAAGAAAAAAGCTGATGAATCGGGAGTTCCGATAGGAATCCTTCGCGCAGTAATGCGTCGAGGAATGGCTGCTTGGAAAAGCGGACACCGTCCAGGTGCTGGCCAAGAACAATGGGGCTACGCTCGATGTAATTCTTTCCTTACCAAAGGAAAAGGAACTTGGGGCAAAGCCGACAAAGATCTGGCTAAAGAAGTCAGAGAAGGTGGTCACGACAAAGACATGAAAGAAGGTCAAGGATATTTCAAAGGTATCAGCGATTCGACTGCGGCAAAGAAAAAAGCACAGATGAAACAACAAGCACAAGCCGATGATGACGATCCCGATGCATACAAAGAAATGCCTGGTGACTCAAAAGGAAAACAATTATTAAAGACATCTAAACACACAAAGAAATACCACGAAGTTTACGGGTAGAAAAAAAACAGATTAACAATGACAACACCCATTATCGTTGCTATTTGCGTTGCTTTGATAACGTCCATTCTTGGACCAATCGTAGTCGAGTACTTTAAAAGGCTCTGGAGTAGTTCAGAAAAAACAAAAGAAGATGCAATGTACAAAGACATTGAATCAAGTGTTCTAATCGACGAGCAGTTACATTTGTTGTCCGAAATCATAGGAGCTGACCGTATTTGGGTAACACAATTTCACAACGGTGGACACTTTTACGCCACCGGTGCTTCGATCAAAAAATTCAGCATTTTCTTTGAAATCGTATCTGTAGGAATCGCTAAAGTCCAACAACAATTTCAAAATACTCCGACAAGTTTCTTTAGCCGCAGCCTCAAAAAACTTTTGGATGATCATGAATTGCATGTCGAAGACATGAACAATCCTGATATTTGTACTTATGGATTGAAAGATCAGGCTCAACAGACAGGCTGCCAATCATTGTTCATGGTAGCGCTGACGACACCAGGCGGCAGATTTCACGGTTCATTAGGAGTTGAATTTGTCAAAGAAACTCATACTTTCTCCGAAGAGGAAATAAATGAAATTCGTTTAGCGGGAACTTATATCAGCGGTTTGTTATCAGCAAATCATTAACTATAGCTTTTTACATAAAGAAAGCGGCAGAAATTCTGCCGCTTTGATTGTCTTAATTTCACCGATTTTTATTTGACGCTAATCTTGCGTTTTGGTGAAGTCTTGGTAAGGATTTCCAAGTGAAGAATTCCGTTCTCGATGCTGGCTTCTACACTGTCTACTTCGATTCCTTCCAAATCATAAGACTTCTTGACATGTTTTTGGATGAAAGATGGAAGACTTCTTTCTGTCTTGGCCGTGATGGTCAAGCTTCCAGTTTCAAGGTCAATTTCAATTTCGTCTTTGACGAAACCTGGCAAAAGAACATCGATCGAGAATCCTTTGTCAGTCTTTTTTACTTGGGATTTGCTAGTGAACCCCGCTACTTCGAACAGATCATCGAAGTTTGTCGTTGTGAAGTGTGTTGTTCTAAACATATGCTTTATTTTTTATTTTAATTAATACTAGATTCAAAATCATGCAAAAGTGTTTTTTGTGTCAATGTTTCCAAAAAGTCTGTCTTAAGATGAAGAAGTGTCATGGAAAAGAAGAATGCTGGTTACAAAATGACAGGTGTCTTAGAGTTAGCTTTACCCTCTCCAACTTAGGTTAAGTATTTTATACGTGTTTTAAAACTAGTTCTTAAAAACCAAAAAATGTTAACAAATATTTGATGGAACTTTAATACTGCGATTGAATATAAAGTATCAAATCAATAAAACTATGGCAAACACAGACAACAGCTGCTCAGACTTAATCATTCCCGACGTTTGGACAGAAGCAAGAGGCAACTCTGACACTCTCGGTGACATTCTTAACTTGCAAGCCGAAACGCAAAAAAATGTATACGGATACGATTTTGAGAACATGAGCCTTCGCGAAGTTATGACGTTCTGGCACATGAACACTCACGCAATGATCGATGAAATCCATGAAGCAACAGACGCGCTAGGTGGAATCAAAGACGGCGCAGGAAATGCAATTTGGAAAAAGTGGAAAAAAGCGTACACAACTTTTTCGGAAAAGAAATTCAGTGACTTATCAGCTAACTAAAATTAAAATAAAAAATAAGAAATGAAAATAGCAAAAATTAAAGATGTAAAAACGCCTAGCAGAGGCACACCAAAATCAGCAGGAGTTGATTTTTATGTTCCAAATGATTTTATTACTACAACATTATTTCCAGGAGAAAGTATTAAAATACCTTCAGGAATAAAAGTTAGTATACCTGAAGATTATGTAATGATTGCATTTAACAAATCTGGCATTGCCTTATCTGGATTGTCTGTTGGCGCTTGTGTTATTGACGAGGATTACCAAGGAGAAATACATATTCATTTAATAAATCATACAAACCATAAAGTTGAAATTACACCAGGTAAAAAAATTACACAGTTTATCTTATTACCTGTTTTATATAATAACATTGAAATAGTCGATGAAAAAGATTTATTTGATAAAAAAACATATAGAGGTGATGGAGGGTTTGGATCTACTGGCTAAAATGAATTAATACATTAAAATTAAATGTTATAGAAAAATTGTATGTACATGAGTAAGAACGAAGAAAATCGCGCTCGTCAACAAAGAGGTTACTAATCCAAAACAAATAGAATGATTGATATTGAACAAGTAGACGGCACATTAAAAATATCTTACTTTAATGAAGCTGGAGAAATTGAAATAGAAACTTTGCATATCCCAGGAGAACAAATGTTTGACTGGGAATATGTTCAGCCTGGAGAAAAGGCGTATCAAGGAATAACTTCTTGGGATGGAAAGCCGGTACGCAAGAAAAGAACTCGCTATTTAAGCAAGTGGAGAATCGAAGAATTCCTATTGACTCTAGGACCAAGCGTGACCGAAAAGTATACAAAACACGCTCCCAAAAAATTCTACCTGGATATTGAAACTTATGTTGGTGATGAATGGCCAAAACCCGATACCGCAAAATATCCGGTGACGGCTATATGCTTTTGTCATGAAAACAAGATCATCACATTGGGTGTCAAACCACTTACCGCAAAACAAATCCTTAGCATCAAAGCCAGAATCAGAGAACACTTTAAGGATTATGTGAAAGACAAAGACGACATTGAATTCAACTATCTTAAATTCGAGACCGAGTATGATATGTTGGTTTCTTTCTTTTACAAAGCAATCCAAAAGATGCCATTGATTTCGGGCTGGAACGTAATCGGCTATGACTGGATGTACCTTGTCAACCGTTGCAAGCGCCTGAACATTGATCCGAGCCCATGTTCACCATCACACAAGTTGGTAGGCGACAATCAATTGCCTATGCATAGGTTGGTCGTGGATTACCTCGATGTGTACAAAAAGTGGGATCGAGTAATCGACATCAAGGAAAACAACACATTGGACTATGTGGCAAAAGCTGCTTTAGGAATCCAAAAAGTAAAGTACAGCGGAACACTACAAGAACTTTACGAAAATGATTTTGAATCTTATATTTACTACAATGCGGTCGATACCAAACTGGTCGATTTAATCGACAAGAAAATCAACACACTGCAAACATTCTTGACTCTGGGCAACATCACGCAGGTCGAAGCGACTCGTGCTTATTCACCGATATGGATGGCCGAGGCTGTGATGACTCGTGAAAACTATTCACGCCGCCGAGTCTTCCCAAGAACCGATAAAGCATCGAAAAAACGTGAAAAGTACGAAGGCGCGTTCGTCGTCGACCCAAAGATGGGATTGTACGAATGGGTGGCTTCTTTTGACTTTGCGTCTCTGTACCCATCAATCATGCGCCAGTGGAACATATCTCCTGAATCCTATGTAAAAAACATCGACATTACCGAAACATTCGACGCTACAAAGTACATCAAAACATCTTCAGGAGCTCTTTTCAAAAAAGACGAGGATTCTGTTTTTAAAACGATTCTAGCCGATTATTATGGCAAAAGAAAAACGACAAAGAAGCAGTACACCGAAGTCGAGGATGAAATTGAACAATTGAAGAAATATCTAAAATAAACAAAACAAACAATGAGTAAACTTTTTACACCAAGAATTCCTTACAAGCCGTTTGAGTACCCTGTGTACTTCAATGAAGGCTGGATGAAACAAGCACAGGTCTTTTGGTTGCATACCGAGATTCCGATGCAAGGTGACTTTAAGGATTGGAAAGAATTTTTGACTCCAGCAGAGAAGAATTTAGTAGGTAACATTTTGCTAGGATTTGCACAGACAGAATGCGCGGTCGGTGATTATTGGACGGGAATGGTAAAGCAATGGTTTCCTAAACACGAGATTCAACAAATGGCAATGATGTTTGGATCGCAAGAAACGATCCACGCAACAGCATACTCTTATCTGAACGAGACTCTTGGATTGGAAGATTTCGCAGCATTCTTACAAGAGCCAGCGACAAAAGAAAAATTCGACCTCCTAACAGAGACTACGGCTGATTGGACGCCTGCAGACATCATCAACAATCCACAAGCAAGAATCGAAGTTGGAAGAAGCTTAGCAATCTTTTCAGCGTTTGCTGAAGGCGTTTCATTGTATTCATCATTTGCTGTATTGTATTCGTTTCAGATGAGAAATCTCCTCAAAGGAATCGGTCAACAAATGAAATGGAGCGTACGTGATGAATCACTGCATTCAAAAATGGGATGTACTTTGTTCAGACATATGTGTGAAGAATTTCCAGAATTGCTCGAGGCTTGTAAAGATACCATCAATGAAGCAGCCGAGTTAATTGTAAAGCTGGAATTCAACTACATTGACAAGATGTTCGAAATGGGTGACTTGGAAAATCTGAAAGCCTGCGACCTGAAAGAATTCATCAAACAAAGAACCAACGAAAAATTAGCTGAACTTGGTTATGATGCTAAATTCGACATCAATAAAAAGAAAGTCGCAAACCTTGACTGGTTCTATAATTTAACCGGTGGAAAAACGCATTCTGACTTTTTTGCGATTCGTCCTACAGATTATTCAAAGCCAAACGAAGGAGAAAATTGGGATGATATATTCTAATAATAAAAATAAAAAATAAAACATGAAATTAAAAGAAATTAAAGAAGCATTATCTTTCTTATCAGAAGAAGATATAAAAAGACATGGAGTTTTGAATTGTAATTTAATACATATTAGAGAAGGAAATCATTTACCAGTTCTAAATATAGATTTTCTTGATGGGCGTAAATACTCAACAAGCAATGAAGATGAAATATTAGAAATAATAGAAAAAATTAAAAAATAAAATATGACAGCTGACGTTAGCAAATTGTTAAATGAATTAGGATGGGTAATAGGCGTTGATATACCAGAATGGGGCGCAACCGAGATTTACGTAAAGACCATCAGCAAAGGATACTTACTACCAGGAGAAAAACCTAAAGACGCATATTGGAGAGTCTGTACAACTGTCGCAAAGAGACTTGGAAAACCACAGATGGCTTCGAAGTTCTTTGATTACATTTGGAAACAGTGGCTGTGTTTGGCATCACCGGTGTTATCAAATACTGGAACAGATAGAGGATTGCCAATATCATGTTTCGGTATCGATGTAGGTGACAGCATCTATGAAATTGGATCAAAGAATTTGGAATTGATGTTGCTCGCAAAACATGGCGGCGGAGTAGGATTAGGAATCAATATGATTCGTCCTGCTGGATCAAAAATCACAGGCAACGGCACATCCGATGGAGTCGTTCCTTTCTGTAAAATATTTGATTCTACGATATTGGCGACGAATCAAGGCTCGGTCAGACGTGGCGCAGCTTCTACAAACATCGACATCGACCACGGAGATTTCGAAGAATGGTTGGAAACAAGAGAGCCTAAGGGTGACGTCAATCGTCAGTGCATGAACACACACCAATGCGCAGTGATCGGTGACAAGTTCATGAGAAAGCTACAAGATGGCGATCCTGAAGCTCGTAGAAAATGGGGCAAGCTACTACAGAAAAGAAAGGCGACCGGTGAACCTTACATCATGTTCAAAGGAAATGTGAACAAGCAAAATCCGGATGCGTACAAAAGAAATGGTCTAAAAGTATTTATGACTAATATTTGTGTGACTGGGGACACTTTAATTGATATTCAGTTTGAGACCGGAGAAACTGATAAAGTTCAAATATCTCAGATTGGCGCTTTATTAGAATTAACACCTTCAATTAAAGTTTTATCAAAAAATACAAAAACAGGAAACTCTGAATGGAAACTTATAACAGATTTTGGAATGACTGATGAATTTGCTGAAGTTTATGAAATAGAAGATATTAATACAGGAAAAATGGTAAAATGCACAGGTAATCATAAGTTCTTAACTTCACGAGGCTGGATAGCAGCTAAAGATTTAACCGAATCAGATGAACTTGTAATAAATTAAAATATGCAAATACTTAGAAAGACTCATGAAAAGAAATTGGATATTAAGAATCCAATTTCTTTTTCTACAGATGAAATTATAGAATCTTTAGATCCTGGAATGATTTTTATACTTAATGATTTGTTTTTTTATACTATATCCGATAATTTTAACATCATAAACTTTTATTTAATAATTAATAATGAATGTAAATCTTTTTTATCATTTAATGTTGAGTATCAAAAAATAATAATAGATCTTTTTGACAAAGAAATTTATAGGAAAATATTGCTAAATAATTTTTTTAGCAACTCAGATGAATTATCAAATTTAAAAACTAGACATGCATCAGCATTGGGAAAAAAATGGTACTATAACGAAATATCTGGAGAAGAAAAACTTTTATTAGAAGCTCCTAATTCTGAATGGAAGAAAGGAAGACCTTCTACAGCAAAAAATAATAAAAACAAAAATAAAACAAAATGATAAAAATTAGAAAATTAGAAGGCTTACATTCGGTTTACGATATAACCGTTGACGAAAATGAAAATTTTTATGCTAATGATGTATTAGTGCATAACTGCTCTAGATTTTGGAGCTCTTTATAGAAATATAAAGATGTTAATCTGGTGAATTGTCTGGAACCCTTTAATATGGGAATCAGCAGCCAAGCTTAGGAAGCGAAAAAAGTACTAAGAAGGTTCAACGACTAATCCTTGAGAATCGCAATCAATAAAAGGGACACGAGCGCCGGACACCGTGTAGGTGATGATATAGTCTGAACATTGTAGGAAACTACGAGAACTAAAGGATAAAGAGCCTTTAGGATAACAAATTTGGAAATCGTTCTACATACCGATGAACAACATTCATTTGTGTGCTGTTTGAGCTCTTTGAACCTGGCAAAATACGATGAATGGAAAGACACTGATTTGGTGTATACAGCAACTTGGTTCTTGGACGGTGTACTTGAAGAATTCATCCAACGTGCAAAAGGTCTCAAAGGATTCGACAACGCTATCCGTTCTGCACAAAAAGGTAGAGCGCTTGGATTGGGAGTTCTTGGATGGCACACTTACTTACAAAAGAAAGGAATACCGTTTGAAGGATTGACCGCACAGTTCGAGACTCGAAAGATATTTTCACAAATGAAGATCGAGAGCGAAAGAGGCAGCCGAGACCTTGCGAGCGAATTTGGTGAACCGCTTTGGTGCCGCGACACAGGTATGAGAAATACACACCTACGAGCAATCGCTCCTACTGTCACTAACTCAAAACTTAGCGGTGATGTTAGCTCAGGAGTTGAACCTTGGATCGCAAATGTGTTTACTGAACAAACAGCAAAAGGCACCTTCATTCGTAAGAATCCTGAATTGGAAAGAATGTTGAAAAAGATTGGTAAGAACACAAAAGAGACTTGGGACAAAATTCTCGAAGATGAAGGATCGGTACAAGACTTGGATTTTCTTGATGAGTGGGTTTACCTCGATGGCAAAGTGGTCGAAAAGTCCAGCGTCGTTGACGAAATATCTTTGGCAAGAACTTTTTCCGTCAAAGATGTATATAAGACATTCAAGGAGATTAACCAACTGGAACTTGTAAAGCAAGGAGGAATCCGTCAACAATACATTGACCAATCCGTTTCTCTTAACTTGGCATTTCCTTCAGTGGCAGAACCCAAGTGGATCAACCAAGTGCATTTGGAAGCGTGGAAACAAGGCATCAAAACTTTGTATTACATGAGAACCGAAAGTGTGCTTAGAGGTGATATAGCAGCAAGAGCGACTGATCCAAACTGTGTTAGCTGCGAAGGGTGATAAATAACATGATATGGCAATTAAGATAACATCAGGTGCAATTGTACAAATGATTAAGCCATCGAAAGCATACTTTGCTCTCGATGAGCTTAATTCTCATGTCCAGGGATGGATCGAACCACTAAAGGTTGGACCATTCTGGATCATGTACAAAGAAAATTCAAAAGACGAAGGAGCTGAATATAACCAGATCGCGTCTTTTTTCTTTGATGTCCCGATGTATGGGACGGTATTGATAGTTCCACCTCAGCAAATGCCCGTCGAATGGGAGTTGCTCGATGAATCGGATTTGCGATACACAGCAGATCAAATCGATGCTGGATTTCTTACATCTCTACAGAATTCTTTGGAAATGTACAGGACATTGAACACACAGTCAATCAATTCAGTCTTACCAAAAGAGGAGTGGTCGTACAAACCCGTCGAATATTTGGATGAAGAATCCGCAAACTTTTTCAATGGCGCATATCAAAAAATCATAGACCAAAAGAACACAGCCAAGATTTTGTACGAGGATTCCGAAACTATACTAAGGACGGAGAGCATCGAAGACAAAATTAAGACGCTACAGCTGATGATCGACTATTATATCGAGCAGGAAGAATACGAAAAGTGTGCTGCGTTGAAAAATTATATAGCCGAGATTGAACAAAAATAATTTTTCTGGTTCAAACTAATTGTTTATAATTGTTCTATCAATAAGATTGATATTCAAAAAATAAAAAACAGATTATGAACAAAGTCGTTCTCAGCTACGAAAATTTTATCAATGAGTCACAAGGTACTCTTTTTGGTAACATGGATGAATATATTGATAGATTTAAAAATGTCCCTGGATTCGAAGTAGGTGAATACCTTCCAAGAGTTGCTGGAACTCCGGGTGAATTCCCAGAAATTGATTCAAAAGGCAACTGGAAAACTGACGGATGGAACTACACATCTATCAGAACATATACACAAAACGAGTTCAAAAATTCTAGAGAAGTCCTAAACATGTTCTTGGATAAAGTAATTGGTCCAAACAAAAAAGAATGGAAGACGACGAATCTAAGAAAACCAAACGGTGCATTTGATTTCCAAAAGAAAGATATGACTGTTGCTATGGAAAAACCAGGATTAGGAATCATATTTTTCTATTGCTGGGATGCAGCAGGTGACACCACTCGTACACGTAGTAGCACACCATACAAATTCCAAATACGCGGAATGTTCTTAAATGCTGAACAATACTGGGGCGACATAGAAAAATATCCTGCAGTGAAAACACAACTGGATGACATCTTTGCTTCGAATCGTATGGATGATACAACCTACAAAACAATCATTCGCTACATCGAGAATCGCTACATGGATCGATAATGCCATTTGTGCAAAATATTGAAAACTGCTACTATGTAGCAGTTTTTTTATGCGGTATTCTCTGTTAACAAAATTTTAACAAAAATATTTTTCAAAAATGATCGAGATTAGGAAAAGTGTTTTATATTTGTTATAACAAATTAATACTGACATTATGAATACTTCATCTTCTTCTACGCCTACTTACTCCAGCTACCAAACAGCAATTTTCGACTTCGTCGAGAAAGGTACTGGTAATGCAGTCGTTAACGCGGTCGCTGGTGCTGGCAAGACCTTTACTATCACAAAGGCTTTGGAACTTATTCCAAACAACCAATCAGTGTTGTTTCTTGCTTTCAATAAGCACATCGTCGAGGAGCTTAAGGTGAAGCTTTCAAAGCTGAACAAATCCAACGTGGAAGTAATGACGTTGCATTCATACGGTGCAAAAGTTTTATGGATGAACTCCAAATCACATCTCGATGCTGATAAGATTTGGAAGGTTTGTGACGCTCTTTATCCTTCTTGGAACGTCAACGAGGAAATCGCTAACGGTTACATCGGCAGAGTTAAGCGCTTGGTTGAATTGGCCAAGCTTAGCCTGGCAACTACCGTTGATGATTTGTACGATCTTGCTGAAAAGCACGGTATAGAAATCTTCAATGGCGAAGTCGATAATGCTTTGCAGGTGAAGCAGATTACCGATACCAACACACGTTCTCATGATTTCAACGATATGATCTACTTTCCGATCCGCCACAACATGCGTTGCAAACAATATGATTGGGTGTTTATCGATGAGTGCCAGGATCTTTCAGCATGTCAACAAGAGTTGATGAAAAGAGCGATCAAGCCAAACGGTCGTTTCATCGCCGTAGGCGATCCTCACCAATGTATTTATGGATTCGCTGGTGCTGACGTTGAATCTTTCCGTAAGTTGGCCGCGGTTCCTAATACCGTTACTCTTCCGTTGAGCCTTACATACCGTTGCTCAAAAGCGGTTGTTGCCTTTGCACAATCGTTGGTCCCTCACATCGAGGCTTTGGAAACTGCTCCAGAAGGTAACATTCGCCACGATGGCAAAATAGCAGAATTTTCTACGGGTGATATGATACTTTCCAGGGTCAACCGTCCATTAATTACTTTGTGTATTCAGTTGCTTGCTCAACACACTAAGGCCTATGTAAAAGGTAAGGACATCGGTATGAATTTGATCAACATGCTGAAGAAGACAAAAAAGGACAATTATGAAGCGGCTATGAAGCACCTTCAAAAAGACCGTCAATTGATGGTGAACAAAATGGTTCGTAAAGGAACTCCTCTTGAGGATGCTGAAAATTCTCCTGCCATCAATCACTACAATGAAAAGATGGATGCATTGGACGCTTTAAGTTCTGGCTTAACCAAAGTTTCACAGGTGATCTCTCGAATCGAGAAAATCTTTTCTGATGATAGCGATGGGATCTGTCTATCAACTGTTCACAAGGCAAAAGGATTGGAAGCCGACAGAGTTTTCATCGTTGAACCTGCCATGATGCCTGCACCGTTTGCCAAAAAAGATTGGGAAATGGTTCAAGAAGACAACATTGCTTATGTTGCCTATACCAGGGCCCGCCAAGAATTGGTGTTCGTTCCTGAAAGTGAATTCACCACTTATGAAAAAAGAAAAAAATAATTTGAAAAAAGTTCATAAATTATTTTTCTACGTGAACTATTTGTATTATATTTGTTATAACAAACAAACTCCGTTATATGTCACAAATCTTTGAATTAGAACAGCTCTACCTACAGGCCAAAGAGGCCTACTACATGGGAACAGCTATTATGTCCGATGATGAATTCGATAGAATCGAACAAGAGCTGCTATCTGCAGGGTCTACCGCTCCACATATCGTAGGTGCTGATGATCGCAAAGCAAAATATACACACCCATCATCAATGTTATCATTGGCCAAGTACCAAGCAACGATCGATGGAATCCCTCCTACAACACAAGCAATCGCTTGGATGCTAAGTACAAAAGGCAACATTTTCGAAGCGACCCCAAAGTTCGACGGAAATGCTGCAAACGTGATATACACAAACGGAAAACTTTTACAAGTTCTCTCTCGTGGCGCCGACAACAAAGGCCGTGATATCACGGACAAAGTAAAACATTCAGTTCCTGCCACAATCGACATCCTTGGTACGGTCGAAATTCGCGGTGAAGTGGTATTGAAGGTTTCTACTTTCAATGAAAAATATTCAGCTTTCAAAAATCCTCGCAACTTGGTTGCCGGTATTCTTAACCGCGATGATAATCCAGCCGAAACGATTGCCGACATTGATTTCGTACCGGTCGAAGTTCGTCAACACACCGACAACGGAATCAACTACGTGGATTTTGAAAAGTTCTTATCGACTTGGGAATTCAACAAACCGTTCATTACCACTTTCAAAGCAAATGATTTCGAAAGTGTCTACAAATTGATGGAGGATTATCGCATCAACAAATCACCGTATCAGCTTGATGGGTTTGTGATCAAAACCGAAACATCGTTAAGAGCGATCCTTGGAGAAAATTCACACGATCCCAACTGGGCAATCGCAATTAAATTTCCTCCAAAAGAGGCCATTACCAAGATCATCAGCATTTCTTGGCAGTACGGAAAAACCGGTGAATTAACTCCGGTCGCTGTGATGGAACCAATTGATTTGGACGGATCAACTGTATCAAGAGCGGCTCTTTTCAACTATGGATATTTGATCAACAAAGGAGCATGTCCTGGCGCTATCGTGGCCATCGCAAAATCCGGTGATATTATTCCGCAAATCACTCGAGTTATTACGGCAGGCGACATCTCAAAAATCAATCACCCTGATAAGTGCCAATGCGGTGCCACACTAAAAATCGAAGGAATACATTTGTTCTGTCCTTCAGAGGATTGCTCAGTAAAAAACTGGCACAAATTTTATTTAGGCGTAAGATCGTTCGGATTGGATGGCGTAGGTGGTGCTTTAATCCAACAATTTTGGAAAGCAGGATTCACAAGTCCTTTGGAATTTTTGGATCCTCAAAAAATGGATAGAAAAAGATTGATCAGCCTTGGTGTAAAAGACGGAAAAATCCTAGATAATATGTACAAGGAATTGGCAAAAGTCAAGGAACTTCGTCCAAAGGACATCATCATCACAATGGGAATCGATGGTATGGGCAACACGATTGCTACACAATTAGGAAACTATTTGTCCGACGTCCCTTATGATTTCAAAGGCTTGGAAAAAGCCGTGATTGCAGGATTCGAACCAGGCGGTGCAAAACGTGCTCAATACGAAAGAATGATCGAACAAGTTAAATCATTCGTCACGATTGTGATGCCTGAAAAAATATCAGCTGATTCAATTGGCTGTGAGTTCACTGGGTCACCTAAATCTGCTGGTTTCAAAACAAAGGAAGAATTCCTTGCCGCCGCTAAGGCAAAAGGCTACCACCACGCGAGCCTTAAGGATGCAAAGGTGCTTTTTGTCGATGATCTTAATTCATCCAGCTCAAAAATGACTACCGCTAAAGCAAAAGGTCTTAAGATTATGCTTTACTCAGAATTATAGTAACAGGATATCCAGAGTTCCGTAGATGTATTCTACGGAACTTTTTTGTGTTTTATTGGTGTACTAATTACAAAAAAATTAGAATGTCTAGAATGTCATTAGAATGACACAAAAAACTATTGGGTGGCGCATGTATAAAATACTATAAAGATATACATACTGAATGGAAAAATCAATAGACAAAAAATACAAAAAGTTATCCGAAATTGAACATGTTCTTCAAAGAAGTGGAATGTACGTGGGTTCTATCAAACCACATGAAGGAAACCTCTTCATCCTGAATGAAGAATCAAAATTCCAAAAACTCTACACAACTTACAATCCAGCATTTCTTAAGCTGTTCGATGAAATCATTTCGAACTCTGTCGATGAACACAAGAGAAATCCAAAGCTCAACAAAATCGATGTGAAGGTCGACCTACAAACATCGACTGTATCGATCACAGACAACGGCGGAATTCCCGTACAAAAGCACTCTGAATACGATGAATGGATTCCTGAATTTATCTTTTCCAACTTACGCACTGGTTCGAATTTCGATGACGAAGAAGAACGTTTAGGAGCGGGCACCAATGGCGTTGGTTCGACTTTGACGAACATCTTTTCAAAGACGTTCAAAATCCGAACAGCTGACGGTAAGAAAGAGTTTACTCAGATCTTTTCGGACAATATGCACAAGCGCACTGAACCGGTAGTCAAAGATTTGAAGAAAAACTTTACCGAAATATCTTATGTGCCTGACCTTGCAAGGTTTGGAATGGAGAGCATCGATGATGTACATATTGCTTTGTTAAAGAAACGAGCGATCGATGCAGCCGCTTGTAATCCAGGAATCACTGTATCGTTCAACGGCGAAGTCTTTCAGTTCAAGACGTTCAAGGACTATTGCTCAATGTACGTAAACGAAGTCTTCTATGAAGAATCACCCAGGTGGAAGATAGGAATCGGTGTATCAAATGACAACTTCCAACAAGTGTCATTTGTGAACTCGGTGGAAACCAAAGATGGCGGGACTCATGTCGAATACATCATCAATCAAATTGCCGCTTGGATCAGAGAACGCATCAAAAAGAAACATAAGTTCGATGTCCGCCCGTCCGAGATTCGCAATCACATCTTCCTGTTTGTCAATTCAGACATCGTCAATAGCTCGTTTTCTTCGCAGACAAAGGAAAAGTTGATCACTGAAATCAAAGATTTTGGTTCCGAGCACATAATATCCGAAAAGACACTCAAAAACATATTCACATCCGAGATCATCAAACAATTGTTGGATTGGATTGAACAAAAGCAGTTGGCCGACGAACGCAAACAACTACGAGCTTTGAACAAATTCGTGGACACGACAAAGATCATCAAGCTCATCGATGCAAAATCTAAAGATCGTGAAAAATGTACGCTGGCGATTTTCGAAGGTGATTCGGCAAAGAGTGCTTTTCGAAACTACAGTGATCCAAACTTTCAAGGCGCATTTCCTTTGCGTGGAAAATTCATCAATGTGATGGAACTTCCAAGCGCAAAAGTCATACAAAACCAAGAAGTGAAAAACTTATTGGCATCCATTGGATTGAAAATGGGAGAAGCGCCATCAAACCTACGTTTCGGAAAAATCCTGTTGTACACCGATGCTGACCCAGATGGAGATTCAATCGCTGGATTGCTAATGAACTTCTTTGGTAAGTATTGGCCAGAACTGTTTGAACAAGGCAAAATCTTGCGAGTGCTGACACCGCTTGTCGTTGCACAAAAAGGTAAGGACAAAGAATGGTTTTACACCAACCAAGATTTCTTGGATTGGGAATCGTCGCAAAAGAATCTGAATCAGTGGAAGATTTCGTACAAAAAAGGATTGGCTGCACTCGAAAACGAAGAGTACAAAGAAATCATCAGGAATCCCCGAGCTGTCACAATCGACAAAGGTGATAAGTTCCACGAAACGCTAAGCACTTGGTTCTCGGGAGATTCAGTTCCACGTAAGCATAAGATCTTAGGAATTGCGGCACCTGAACCTGTGGATATAGCAAAGGTAAAAAAAGAAAAATTGGCAAAGGGTGATAAAGTAGAAGCATCGGTGCTAAAATCACAAGACGCAAAACCAAGAAACCAAAAGCCATCAACCAAACAACTTTTTTAAAATATGAACATATTAAGAAAACCAATTGACAAATTCTTTGATGAGGAGTATCTGGATTACGCAACATACGTCGTTGAAAACCGAGCAATCCCATCAGTCGTTGATGGGTTCAAGCCTACACAAAGAAAAATCATCTGTGCGGCGAACAGAGTCTGGAGGACAGGAAACGAAAAAGTCCTAAAGGTGTTCCAACTTGCTGGTACTGTCGCTGCGACCATGTACTATCACCACGGTGACTCGAGTCTTAACGGTGCGATCATCGGTATGGCGCAAGACTTTAAGAACAGCATGCCATTGTTCATGGGTGAAGGCCAGTTTGGATCCTTAAGAAGCCCAGAAGCTGGAGCTCCAAGATACATCGGTGTAAAGCTCAATGAAAATTTCAAGCTGCTGTACAAGGATTTTGATCTGCTAAGTTCAAGGTTTGAAGAAGGTGAAGAAATCGAGCCTTCGTATTTTTTGCCTATCATTCCCGCTGTGTTGCTCAACGGTAGCTCGGGCATCGCTGTCGGATTTGCGACCAACATCATGAACCGTCATCCAATTGATTTGGTCGATGCTTGCATGGATGTGCTTACCGAGAAAAAGAAAATCAGAGAAATCAAACCTTGGATCAAAGGGTTCAAAGGTTCATTTTCAAGAACATCCGATGGTGAAAACAGTTGGATCATCAAAGGTGTATACGAAGTCAAAAATACTACTACCGTCGAAGTGACGGAAATCATCCCAGGATATACATTCGAGGATTATGATACACACTTGACTTCTCTCGAAGAGAAAGGAATCATCGTATCGTACGATGACAATCGTCAAGGTGGCAACTTAAGCTACACTCTCAAGTTCACACGGTCAAAGCTGGCTGAATTGCTGGAAAAAAACAAGCTTGAAGAAGTCCTTAAGATCAACCAGCGTGAGACTGAAAACCTTACGACGCTCGATGAATTTGGCAAACTAAAGATTTTCAAAGATTCCGAAGAAATTGTGAAGTACTTTGTGAACTTTAGATTGAAATACTACCAAAAGCGCAAAGATTTTTTGATC